CATACAGTTTGCTTATGGAGATGATGGTTTTGATTCCACAAAAATCGAAAATCAGATAATGCCATTAGTTGGTATGAGTACTGAAGATATTTATTTACATTATGATATTATTGGAGTAAATGACCAAAAAACAGAAACAATAAATGTTTATACAAAAGGAACAGTTACTCGTATTAAGAAGCAAAGTGGTCAAACAAAGGAAAGATGTCAAAAATATATTGATAAAATGTTAGAAGCAAGAACAAATATAGTTGAATCTGTATTCCGTAATAAAAATGAGAATTCGGTTAAATTACCAGTTGCTTTCCAAAACATTATTGCGAATATTCAAGGTCAACTCACATTAAATTCAAATTCAATAGTTGATATTTCTCCACTAGAAGCATTTGATTTAATCGAAGAATATTTCGAAAAACTAAATAGAATCAAATATGTAAAACCAAAATCATTATTTGAAATATTATATTACTTTTATTTGACACCAAAGGATTTATTGGTTAATAAAAGATTCCATCGTAAAGCATTGATAGTGTTATTAGAAAATATTGTATTGAAATATAAACAAGCAATAGTTCATCCAGGAGAAATGGTAGGTGTAATAGCAGGTCAAAGTATAGGTGAACCAACTACACAACTGACGTTGAACACTTTCCACTTGGCAGGCGTGGCATCAAAATCCAACGTGACACGTGGTGTGCCAAGAATTGAGGAAATTCTACGTCTTACCAAAAATCCAAAGAATCCATCATTAACCGTACATTTAAAACCATTAGACGAATTAGTACAAGATAGAGCAGTACAATATGCTAATATGTTAGAACATACAAAGTTGGTAGATGTAATCAAATCGGTACAGATATGTTTTGACCCAAATGATAATACAACAACAATAAATGACGACAGATTATTGATGGAACAATATTATGAATTTGAAAATATGGTAAAAGAATGTATTGAAAATAATCAAGAATCGACATTACAAAAGTCCAAATGGATTATTCGTTTAGAAGTAGATGCTGAATTATTATTAGATAAGAATATAACAATAGATGATATACATTTTGCTATTACCAATAGTTATGGTAATGACATAACTTGTGTATATTCGGATTATAATTCAAATAATTTAGTATTCCGTATTCGTTTGAACAGTAATTTATTGAATAAAAATAAAAAACAAAAGGGTATTCCAGATACATTAGACCAATCAGATGAGATATATTTGTTACGTAATTTCCAAGAAATGTTATTGAATAATATAGTATTAAGAGGAGTTCAAGGAATCAGAAACGTTATTCCAAGAAAATTACAAAATTATGTAATAAAGGATGATGGCAAATACAATCGCAAAGACATATGGATATTAGATACAACTGGTTCGAATTTGATGTCAGTTCTAGGAATGGATTTTATAGATACGTCAAGAACATATAGTAACGATATCAAAGAAATATTCGATGTATTAGGTATCGAAGCAGCTAGACAAATACTTTATAATGAATTTGTAGAAGTCATGGAATTTAGTGATGTATATATTAATTATCATCATCTAAGTTTATTGACAGACAGAATGACATCAACACAAAATATGGTCCCAATATTCCGTTCAGGTATTCTAAATGATGATATTGGACCAATTTCAAAATCTACATTTGAAGTACATACAGAAGTATTATTAGGAGCATCAAGACATGCTGATTTTGACCATATGCGTGGTGTATCAGCGAATGTTATGATGGGACAATTAGGAATTTTCGGTACAGGTGCTTTTCAATTAGTATTAGATATGGAACAAATAAAAAACAAAGATGATGTCGATGTCAATACAACCGAATCTAGTAAAGAAATCGAAAATCTATTTGGTAATATAGAAGATACGTCTGATATTTGCTCAAAGAAAAATATCGAGATTCGTAATAATCTATCAGCTATAAAACCAGTTGATATGGGCGAGTGTAATGATGGATATGATGTAGGATTCTAAAAATAGAAACATAACATAAACATAAAACACAAACAAAAATTTTGTATGATTATATTTCGTAAAAAAATATTATAGCCCAATTGGGATATAATATTTTTTATTGATTTTTTTTTATAAAATGTTTATTTGCCAACATAAATGCTTTTAGGTACAAAATATAGTTTTTCATTTTCTTTTACATAACAATCGTTATCTTTTCCATAATTATAATTACAATACAAATCTAAATAATAAAGGTCATTAGGATTATTGTTTTTTGGAAAAAGCCCAGAATAATTTATTATACCATCAAATTTGAAATCATTAACAACCATACCTTTTATAAAAATGTTTTCAGAAGATATCAAAATACCAAACCCATTTTTTTTATCGTTTTGCCATATGCCTTCATATTTGTCTCCATTGGGATAATTCATAATACCACAACCATGTTTGTATCCGTAAAATAGTTCACCTATATATTGAGAACCGTCATCGTATGTAACATAATGAATAGTTTTTGATGTATAATTATTATTACAAACGTCTTTATAATCATTATGTAGTTTATCAAAGGAGGAGACCATATTATATATATCAGGCATAACAACAAATCGATTAATTTTACTTTTGATACTTTTTTTGTATCTAAAAGATTTATTGAATTTGATAAACAAAATAGTTGAAACAACCAAACTTAAAACAATAAATAATGTCATTTTGTAAAATATTAATAAAACAATAATTAATCAATAGTAACTATCGATAAAAATAATCAATTTTTCGAAAAACAATATAAAAAATACGAACTAGTATAATGTGGTTAGTATTGAATATCACCACCGGATTTATCTCAGTTGGTAGAGCATTTGACTGTAGATGTAAAAGATATTGATATAGATATCAAATTGTCACCTGTTCGATTCAGGTAATTCGGACTTTTGATATTAGCGTACTAGCCAAATTAAGCGTTAGTGGTGTAGTGGTAACATGGAACCCTTCCAAGGTTTCGCTGGGGGTTCGATTCCCTCCTAACGCAATAATAGATATCGTATGAATTTATAATTTGTATTTATACGTTATATATAATAATAAAACCTTATAGACCTGTTCTCATTTACACCCTTGAAGATTTCAATCCGCATAGCGGATGAAATTTCAAGTAAGTTACCAGTTACACTTTGAACCATAGCACCCCTTTGGGGTGCGGTTTCAAATCTTCACTGGTATAAAACGCCCGTTTACAATAACAAAAAATTGATTTAATATTATAATAGAAATCAATATTCAAACAAGTATCAAAAATGTACAAATCAAAACCTTTATACAAATTATTAGATTGGATAGACATAAATGAACTTGATTGGCGTTGTTTGTCAATGAATCCAAATGCTATCACCTTATTAGAAGAAAATCCTGATAAAATTTTTTGGGGAGCTATGTCATACAATCCAAATGCTATTCATTTATTAGAACAAAATCCAGATAAAATTAATTGGTGTTGTTTATCAAGAAATCCAAATGCTATTCATTTATTAGAAAAAAATCAAGATAAAATTGATTGGGGCATGTTATCACAAAATCCAAATGCTATTGATTTGATAAAAAAAAATCCTTCTTATAGAAAAAAAAATAATGATTGGAGCATGTTATCAACAAATCCAAATGCTATTCATTTATTACAACAAAAACCAGATAAAATTGATTGGTTTTGGTTATCAAGCAATCCAAGTGCTATTGATTTGATAGAAAAAAATCTAGATAAATTATTAGATTGGCATAATTTATCAGAAAATCCAAATGCTATCACCTTATTAGAAGAAAATCCAGATAAAATTAATTGGCATAAATTATCATTAAATCCAAATGCTATTCCTTTATTAGAAAAAAATCCAGTCAAAATTAGTTGGTGGGGGTTATCAACAAATCCAAATGCTATTCCTTTACTAGAAAAAAATCCAGATAAAATTAGTTGGAAATGGTTATCAGAAAATCCATCTATCTTTGAAATTGATTATAAAACGATGAAAAAACAAATGGTTGATATCTTTTGTGAGGAATTGATGATGGTTGTCTTCCATCCAAAACGTATTTCGGCATGGTTAGATGCTGGATTTGAAGATTTTTAGTTATTATAAAAATCACATTTGAAATTGGCGTTTTGAATAAGAAAACTTGTAAAAACTATTATTGATAAAGTTCTAAAAATGTGCTAATAGTTTGTGTATTTTGAATATATTCCGGATTATTAATCATTCCGTCAAAGCCTTTCAAATCATTCAATTTGAAAGTAGGCATAATTAGATTATAAGACGGAATAGTATCATTAGTTTCTACATCAAAAGGACATCGTATAGTATAATAATTTTCAGATGGATTTCCACCTAATATCAACCAATCACTATTGATAGAAAGATTTTTCAAATTTCTAGATGAGAACAATAAAACAGGTAGATTGTATTTTGACGAAATGGCCCATAAATCTAAATTTGTAATGAAATATTCTTCAGACATAATAAGGTCTTGGAATTGAATTTGATTGGTGGATAATCTCTTCATCATAGATGATTTACCCTGTTTGCTCAATATTTTGATAATTTTGATTTTGTATTTTTCATAGATATCAGCGTAAGAATTCCACAAAATTTTACGAATGGTTTCAATCGGAACATTTGTTTTCAACCGTTCTTGTAAAATATAATTTATTATTATAAAACTACATTTTTGAGTATTATCAAAGACAATTTCTTTGGCATTCGAAGGTATAATACGTCTCCATTTGGAATTAGTAATGTTATCATATTTTTCTTTTATACATTCAGATTCAAATTTTTCAAATTCATTATTATCTAATCCAGAAAAATTATATTGCGTGTCCAATGATACATTATTTGAATATTTTTGTGTAATAATGGGATTTGCCAAATCATAATTTATATTATTGATATAATTATTCATTTCAAACGGTATCAAGTCATCAAAATAATCACTATTCAAAAGAGATTGTAACATAATGATTTCATTTGTTTCAATATGGTATTCAATATTCGAAATATTCAAATAACGTTTTGGATTCAACATAAACAACCGGATGCGTTTGTAACGTAGTAGTTCATCGGCAATTCGTACAAAATATTCAATAGAATTATCTCTAGCATTTACCAAATTTTTCTTTGGAATCATTATCAAACACGAACCATTTTCTTTCGTCAAACAATATTTTTTATTATTACAATTCGAAATACAGCTCGATATTTCAGTTAATTTATAGATGAGTTCTTCGGGCATTTTATTGAAATTATCAAATAATACTGAATTACGAGTTAAATGTTTCAATAGAACGACTATTTTTTTCAATTTGTTTCTATACAAATAACTCGGATTATCCAATAAATCTACTATTTTATAACGTACTTCTCTGTTTAAGTAATCATTCAATAATATACGAATGGTTGTTCTAAAAGCACTATAAAATTGTGTTTCTAATGTGATTTTACGTATAGTTTTAGAGCGTATTGTATCATCTTTCTTAGTAGTAAAAATAGTTTTGTCGGCTACTAAATAATTTGTATTATTCAAAGACGGAATACCGTCCTCAATATCATTAGGAACGGGTGGGTCAATTTGAACAAATTGATTTGTTTCGGTCAGTATACCAACTATCAAATTATCCTCAATAATTTTCATGCGTGGTTTGCATAATATATTTCCATTAGAATTACTCGATATAGATGTCAAAAAGTCTCTTGTTTTGTAATAATCATTCCATTTGATATCGTCCATATAAATCGTTTTAATATTATCCATCGATGATGACGGATAACAAGGAATAAAAAACCCATTTTTGTTTTCTTGGTTGATATTTACTAGAACACCTATTATTTTGCTTTGATAATTCATTACCTGTGATTCTACTAACAACTTATTGATAATTAATAATTTGTATAATTCGTTCAAATTGATGTTCTTTTTAAATTTGTATACATTTGGCATACTAGGTAATGCTTTACAACTTTTATTATAGACATTATTAATCATTTGTAGAACAGATTTCAAATTAGTAAATTTGGTGTTTTCTGTAAACGTTTTTTTCGTGATAATTTGCCTTTCCGATTTTTTGTCTTCAAAACCATAAATCGGTTCATAGTATTTATTTTGTTTCAATAGAATCAATGTTTCGCGATTTTTATCGTAGAATTTATCAGAATATGAATTGGTTGGGCATAATATTTGTATGTTATCGGTAATATCAGATTCGATAATTTCAATGATAACTAAATTGATACCTTTTGAAAGTATTTTTGAATCATCACTTGTAACGATATCCCATAAATAAGTATGGTCAATCAATGAATCTGGGTCTCGTAAAAAATTCAAAAAGTTCTCAAATGCGGCAATTGTATCTTCTAAAAAATCCATTTGTGATTCGTTAGATGTATCGATAGTTTTGAAAAATTCAGTATTTGAATATTTATTCATAGTATCATCTTGGATTTCTATTTTTTTTGGTTTAAATACAGCAGGCAAAGAGCCATTATGATATTTCAAAAACATATCGAGAGAAATATTTTCAGCTAATATATCACGCATTTCGGTGATAGTAGGGGTTTTCAATCCTTTTTTGTAATATTCTTGTTTGAGAGCATATATATCAGCTAAACAACCTAAAAATGATTGGTTTCTACTTTGTTCTACACCATATCTAAGCAAAACAGGTGTATTTGGTTTGATAATGGCAGGATTTTGTTTTGATTGGGCGATAGAATTATCAGTTTTGAGAAAGAGTTCAACCGCTAATGGAAGATATCCCCATCTTGTTTGTTGTAGAGGATATTTGTCAAAACCAACAATATAGGATTTGAAATCCATTTCGCTTTCAGGTTGAGTTGTTACGTTCTCTTTATCGGTTGTATCCATACATTCTTTACGTCGGTCAACTTGCTGTTTAGCGTCCCAACTTTTTTTGAAACAACACGGCATACAAACATTTTCAGGATGGGATTTTTTGTCTAAGAAACCAGGATAATGATCAATATAACTACCATCATTTTTGTCAATATGGTCAGGGTCTGTAAATTCATAGATATAATGTCCAGGTGGAGGGTTATCGCGCATTTCTCTTGTAATAACTTTACCACCACAAGCGCCATTCTTGACCTCATCCTCGGTAAGGGATGTATTATCAGGAATACACCAATATCTTGGACAAATATACCAATTTTTTTTATTAGGGTCACTACCATAATTAAGAGCGATGCCGTTTTTGTATGAACCAGGATGTTCTCTATCTATTTTTTGTTTTTCTTCATCGGTTATAATAACAGGTTGTCTACTAGAATTTGCTTGACATAATCGAGCGTATCCATCGTATTCTTCATCTTGATTTACCATAAAGAACTTAGGTTCCATTTTTCTTATTTTTTGTAAAAATATGTTCTTTTCATCTTTTACATTACGTCTTCTTTTAGCACCACCCAGTGATTTTTTTGATTCGGGAGAACTATCGCTGTCTTCGAAAAATATACCTTCTGGTGAAGATGTTGAATTTTTTGAATCAGTTTCGGCAGGGTTTTCAGCTGGGTTTTCAGCAGGGGTTTCAGCAGGGGTTTCAGCAGGGGTTTCAGCAGGGGTTTCAGCAGGGGTTTCAGCAGGGGTTTCAGCAGGGGTTTCAGCGGGGTTTTCATCTTCTTGTTCTCCATCACTATCTTCAAAGAAAATACCTTCCTCATCTTCATCGTCGTCGTCGCCAACATCATCTATTATTTCATTCTCTTCTTCGTTTTCTATGATTTCGTTCAAATATTCATCATCATCAACAGGATTGTCAACAATAGTCTCAGCAAAAACAGTCGGTATAATAACATTTGCTACATATGGAACGACAACATTTTTTACTTTCAAATTGAATATTTCGTTTATATCGTTTATAGGAATTGTAATGGTTTCTGGATTTTGTGTAAAACGGAAAAAACTATCCAAATACAAGTACAATATGTCAATATAATCAATATCATTTATTTTATTGATTTCAATATAAATTTCGCTTTTCAGAGAAGGAATACGGAAGTTTACAGGAAACCCTGGATTATCAATAATATCTACTGATTTATTCACATAACGACCATTTATTTGAGTATGGTCATTCAGAAATTGAGTGATTTTATTAAGCGCGTCCAATTCTGATAATTCATAATTCAACATCAATGATTGTATGATTTCTCTCTCATTGTACGAATTTTTGAATTTCTCACTAATCATGGCAGATATAGCATCCATTTTCTCATAATTATCAACACGTTTGAACCTCATAACCGCATTACTAGCGCTATTTTTGCTAGAAATATCAATAATATCAAATATAGATGTAAGACAATTCAAATATTCATTGAATTTTATTTTTTTATTCAATCCGATACTACAAATATATTTTATATCTACGATTTCAACATCACGCTGTTTCAAACTCTCGAAATTATTCAATTTGTATCCAGTTTGTAACAAAAATTCATTGATACTATTCAGTATTGGATTCACTGTTTCCAAAAACAATGTTTCTAATTGATTTTTACTATATGGAATAGGAGTATCTTTTGAACGAATGCTAATATTACCATTTAAATATAATTCAATAAAAAAACTCACCAATTCGCCCATATGTTCATGTTCAACATACATAGTTATTTGTTTTTTCTTGAAACTTTCTCTAGAAAGCGACATGATTTGATTTTTATTCAAAAAAGGGATTTTTTTACTAGAACGCGACATTTTTTCGGAATACAATCGATAAATATTTTCTTTTTGAAACCCAGGACTATACTTGATAAAAGGTATTTGTCGAGTAGAGCGTAATTGTTTGAATATTACTTCTAAAGGTAATATAGTTTTATATTCAGGATGTAGAATAATTTCAAATGAGTTGATACCCTTTTCAATATAAGGTAATTGATAATCAGTTTTGTTATAATAAATATTATAAAATGTATCAACAGTATCGTATAATCGTAATAATTGTGGTGTTAATAATTTTTTTGTTTCCGATATTCTACTCTGTTTATTTGTAAAAAAAGTCTCTCTTGATAAAATATTCAATTTACTCAAAAAAGGAAAATAAGTTCGAATAATATATTCTTCATTCATAGCATTATTGATTGCGTAATCGAGAACATCATCGGCAAAACATACATATATTTTTTTATCAATCAAATCGCCGTAATTCAATAATACGGAATTATCAAATGTCAATAATGTATTGTTTGAATTTTCTTGAAAAATAGGTTTGTCACTAGATAGCGGTAAAATATCGAAAGGATTAACAGAATACAACATATTATTGAATGTAGAGAACCTCTTTCCCAAAGGAATATTATATTCAAATTCATTCATATCGAATTTATCATTTATTAATGTATTGATTTTTGATAAAAACATTTCGTGTGATATGTTCTCGATATTAGTATCATTTTCATCAAATAGATTCGATAACTCATCAAGAGAACCGGATAATTGTAAATTCGAAATCAATTGACCGAACATTTCTTTTGAAAAAGTGGAATTGATTTTTGAAACAATATCTTGGTACAATTTCGAGAAATCGATACTATTTTTTACTTTAGAATACAAATATATTTCTTCATAACAAAAATCATTGATACCAAATTCATTGATCAATTTCATTTTGATTGTACTGATTGAATCATCGCCATGTAATAATTGCTTTGAAAATTTAGGAATTACATTATATTTACCGAATTCCGCAATTTCAATTTCGCTAAATAATTCGTTTAAATTGAGAACATCTTCAGATTTACCATTGAAAACGATTACATGTTTCAAGTTACCATCAAAATCTTCTTGATAAACTTTGTATACCTCATTGTATGGAATATATATTTTGTTTGTTTCTTTAGGTATTGATTGGTTTAACAAATCCATGTATATACAATAGAATATACATTTTTACCGATTTTTCTTTACATAGGTTTATAGATAGTATTTTTATCAAGAGAGATATATACAAAGTAAAATGAAAAAGGCTTTGTTGATTGGGATCAATTATACTAGTTTACCAAATGTCTCATTGTCTGGATGTATAAATGATACAATTAATATGCGTAATATGTTGGTAGATGCTTATGGTTTTGAATTATCAAACATTATACATTTACGTGATGATAGTAATGAAAAAACTACATTACCTACACGTGATAATATTTTGAATAATTTGAAATCATTGGCATTACAAAGTTCGAATTTAGAGGAATTATGGATACATTATAGTGGGCATGGTTCTCAAATACGTGATATGAATGGTGATGAGGACGATAAACTAGATGAAATATTGATACCAATTGATTATCAAACAAAAGGGATTATTGTTGACGATGAATTATTAAGTATAATTAAAACTATCAAATGTCGTACTATTTTACTGTTTGATAGTTGTCATAGTGGCACTGTATGTGATTTACCGTGGTTATTCGAATATAAGTCGTCAAATAGTTATATGAGAACACAGCCAAACAAAACCGTATTGACAAATCCAAATATTTTCATGTTTAGTGGATGTAAAGATACACAATCTAGTTTTGATACATATAGTATAGAATCAAAGCAAGCGGTGGGGGCATTTACATATATATTCATTGATTGTTTGAGAAAAGCAAATCATAATAGAGAACTTATGCTTTTGTATAGAGATATTTGTGTTATTTTATCACAAAGAGTAAATAGTCAATATCCATTATTATCATGTTCTAGTGATACACCAAAATATACTTTTACGAGAACAGTAGCTAATCCGAATTCAGGAATAACAACATCGAACTCAACAAAAACAATAATTCAATCAAATATGAAATCGTTGATATATCAATAAAAATATAATAAAGGATGTTTTATCATATTTTATAAAAAATTTATCTAAAAGAAACTGGAACTAGGGCGGTTATTTTTCTTTAGGTCCTCATCATTTGACATTTCACGTGTTGCTTTTCCTCCACGAACCCATCCATCAAGTGCTGCCTCTTCAACTGTATATGCTGGATTTTGAACACGCTCGTTCATTTTACTATCAGTTGGATACAAAGCATAATCGGCAAATGATTTATCCATGATAGTAGAAACACTTTTTCTGTCACTGACAATTTCACCTTGTAATAATTGTGATTCTAAAGTAGGATCACAACTTCCACGACCTAAATAAGGTACGGTTAAAAACGGACGTTCGAAAAGTTGTAACTTTTCAAATTGACGGTCTTGTGCTACTTTTAAAGTCAATAGAGATTCGAAGTCGACAACATCACCATTGATACCAGCACCATGAGCAACACCATCGAAATTTACAGTAGGTTGAGATGTAGCAAAATCTACATGATTATCTGATAATTTTTGACTAAAATAGTTTGATAACATGTAATCAGCTGAACGAGAATTGAAAAGATTTGTCTGAGTCTGGTCGGTTGAATCAGCACCAATTCTACCCATATTATAGAACATATAAGAACTAGATGACATTTTGAAATACTACTATATTATATTATAGATAGAGAATGAATTTTTGAATAATATTATAAAAATAATATAATATTATAAAACCAATAATTTTAATTAGTATGTCTAGATAAATTTCTAGCACAAGCGAATTTGTTACCTTCTTTACATGAAATCATACTACCATAACAAAAATCAGCAAAAGCAGCTTGGTCATTCGGAATAGTAGTACTTGGATTAGAATTGAATGGACGTAAAGATTGTTCAAAAACCAATTGTTCTCCTAAATCTTTGAACAATTTATCGGCAATATCTGGCTGGTCGGGATTTGCCTCACTGACTAATTGTTTTGCTTGTTTCAAAATAGTATCATTCACATTTTTGTTGAATGCTGGAGGTGCTGGTTTTTTATTAGGATTATATTCATAATCTGTCATCAATACATTACCAAAGGGATTCGAAGAATTCGTTTCATCAAAAACATCATTCGGTATAGGAATATTATTTTCTTTTAAATAAGCAAGCGCTGGGTTCTCGAAAGACTCCTTTATTTCATTGGATAATTTCTTAGATTCATTCTTTTCATTCTCTTTTTTATGGTAATAATGTAATAAGAAAATAGCGCCGATAGTAATGGCGCTAACCAGTAACAATCGTAGATTATAGGATACCAAAAACCCGAACAGAGTCAATAAAACGATGGTTCTCGTAACCGCGTTCAATTTTTGCTCATAGGTCATGTTATCAACAGGGAAAAATTCAAAAATATACTTTTGATTAAATAAAATATTAGGATTTTCCGACCAAAATGGAATATATTTTGTCCTGTTGCGAATAATTGAGGTATTGTCACTATTATAATAAGAATTATTTATATTATCAATGTTCTCAATATATGTATTATTTGACAAATCGAATTCCACTTTTGATGTTTTCAGTTTTTGTTGATTCATTATATATATCTTTCATATATATTTCCAAAAAGAAGTTACGATTTTACTAAATAAAAGATTCCATATGAATATTTTATTTTACAACTGGAAATTATTCATCTAAAATATCATTGAGGTGTTTTTTTACACATTTTGAATCCATCTGAAAAGTATCGCATTTAGTTGCTTGTGGAACAATTTGTAAAACACATTTTGATTTTTCGCCATATAAAGGCTCTGTACATCCTTTCTCTTGATTTGGTGTAGTATCTTCGATATTTTTCATTGTTTTTTTCAGTTCTCTATAGGATTTGGTACATCTAGACCGGAAATGTTCATATCGTTCTCGAACCATTTTATACGTTAATCCAGAATTCTTTCCCAACATTTTGTTTATCAATTCATGTAATTTATAAATATATTTTGAGAACGATTCTCTTGATTCCATATGTCTCATTTTCAATGGTAATCGTTTGAAATTTTTTACTAAATTTTTACGGCATTTTCCACATGGTAATACATAACGCAAACTCAATACAAATTCATAATAATGTTTTTTATCATCACAACTAGGCTTTACTGGATAATTGAAACTCATTGTATGTAAATAATGCCACATTCCAGGACCCCAAACAGTTGTAAGCATTCCATCATTACTATTATAATCTTCTGACGAATATACTTTTTTCATTTTATCCAAACTAGGTTTTCTGTTTTTTCTGGTTTTTGTCATTGATAATCTGAATCTGTTATAGTTATACAATATTGACAAAATTAAATTTGCTAAATGAAAAACTATAATTCTGAAGCAAAAAAATACAAAAAAATACAAAAAAATACAAAAAAATACAAAAATTTACAATAAATAGTATCTAGGCGATTGTTTTCCGTTTTTATAGAAAAAAAAATATATATAATTAAAATATAGAATGGCCAACATTATTGATGTTTTGAAAAGATATATTCGACCATATTATTATTATATTATTACAATTGTAATCATTCTGATTTTTATCTTGATTAGTTACTATGCTTATTATAGCGTATACGCAAATAAAAGTTCGAACAAATTCACAAATGTAGCAAACGCAAATATACGTTCAAAAGACGTAAATATTTATTTATTTCACGTAGATTGGTGTCCTCATTGTAAAAAAGCCATGCCTGAATGGAACGCTTTCAAAAGCATTTACGAAAACAAAGAAGTAAATGGATATACGGTAAAGTGTATAGATATCAATTGTACAGAAGAAACATCAGAAGTAGCAAATATTATCAATTCGTATAGTATCGAATCATATCCAACTGTCAAGATGGTAAAGGACCAAAATACTATTGAATTTGATTCGAAAATTACCAAGAATGCTCTAGAACAATTTGTCAATATGATGACAAATAATTAGAGTATGATTCAAAATTCATTGAGCCATTTTCGTTAATTGTTCTTCTTTATATTTAGCAAAAGATTCTGAACCATAATTGATTAATTTGATTCTTTCTTCCATACTAGATACAGTATTGAAAATATTATAAATCGAAATACGTGGAGATATAATAGTAATTTCCATAGCAATATCATCATGTTTTTTGTTTGAAAAAACATGTTCAATCGTTTTGTTCATAATATTCATCAAATAGTCAAACATAGTAGAATTAGTATCGATACACTTGTTGTCATTTGTCGAATATTCATTTTGAATACCAAATACTTCATCATGATTTACGCCATCATTCAAACAATTATTGATGGGATAGTTTGAGAAAAATGCTCCATCACAATAACATTTATCATCAATTATTATAGGTGAAAACACGATAGGTAGAGCACTAGAGGCATAAACAGCATCGATTACTCTTACATCTGGATATGTTTTGTATGAAAAATCAACATTTTCAAAAGTATTTATTTCAGTAGCATAAATATGTATTTCAATATTTGTGAGTTCATAGAATTCCTTCATTGTAATATTAATCATAATATCTTTACCTTTGAATAATGGCTCAAATATATCCTCTAATACTTTGATATCAAAAATTCCTTTTTTTTGTAATGACGCAAAGATCATTTGTACATCAAATTTGAAAACATTATGCCAAGGACGTTTTATCAAATAATCATCACATATATCCCAATCGTATTTAAGAGCTAACATAATTGCTAGCATTGAACCAGCAGACGTAGAATAGATAGTTTCAATATTATCGATATTCCAATAACCTTGTTGATTACTATTACGCAATACACCATAATATGTAAAACCGGCTACACCACCACCTGGTATAACTAAATGTTTTATATTGTTTTTTTGTATTATCAATGTATTTGATTCGTTCTTTGTATCAGTTTCTAGAGTGTCCATTTTATAATAATATACGTAATTAATTTTATGTTTTTCTTGTTATATATATTATAATATGTCTTGTTTTTTATTCAATAATGAGGATGAAACGAAACAGAAAATAAATATCGATGACCTTTATGAACGAAAACAACAAAGAGATTTGAAACAATTGAATATTTTCAATAAGATATTGAATAGAGTTCATAAAAGAATTACAGTAACAGCACGTAACAAACCGAATGAAACCCATATTTGGTTTACCGTTCCAGAATATATTTTTGGAGAACCTGTTTATGATAAAGGTGACTGTACAGGGTATATAGTAGCGGATTTAGAAAAAAGTGGCTTTTATGTAAGATATATACATCCAAATACGTTGTTTGTATCATGGCAAAATTGGGTTCCGTCTTATGTGAGAAATCAGATTAAAAAAAAGACCGGAATTGTTTTAGATGAAAAGGGGAATGTTGTCAAAAAAGAGGAAAATGAAGAGGAAGATGGCAGTTTAGATAATAAATTATTCAATGATAAACAAAATAATTTACAAAAGAATGGAAAACAATATACTCCTATAGGACAATACAAGCCTACTGGTAATTTAGTTTATAATCAAGAAATGTTCGAACGGATAGAAAAGCGGTTTTCATAGTCGTTTTGCTCTCGATTTGCGATTCGTTTTTTGTATTTTTTTGGATTTGTGTGATTTTTTTGAATTCTTTTTATGAGTTTTTTTTCTCCCGCCAATTGTTTTTGTATCGTTTTTTTTCTCCATTTTTTTGATATTATTTAGTATTGAATCATATATTTCACCTATTTCGATATCATTAATATAATTATTTTCGGTTATTTCTTTAACAAATACTCTTATAGCGGACTCGACAATTTTATCTTTGTGTTTATGTAATCTACTACAAATATCTTCTCTTATTTTTTCTTGAGATAAAGATATAATTACATTTAAAACAATACCTAAAAGAGGTATTTGTGTAACATCTAAATTTTTCAAAGAATCAGCCATGTTTTTCATATCTGCGACTTGACCTAATGTTCCACCTAAATTATTCATATCCGCGACTGAATTTAATGTTCCATCTAATTTTTTCATATCATTTGCCGCATCAGTAACATTACTGATATTGTTTGTTAAGTTTTTGGTAGATTCCGCAGCATCAGAAAGAGCAGCGATATTATCTGTTAATCCACCACCTAATTGGGTAGTTACAGGTCTTGCGTTATCAACAACCAATGGACTTTTTAATTTGTTGATTTCTTCATTTAATTTGTCGATTTCATTTTTCAAACTAATATTTTCTTTGTATACATTCGTAAAAATAGTATCTTTTCCGGTTGTATCTTTTTTATTTATTATATCCTTCATAATTGACAATATTTTTATTTTAAGTTGTTTATCATCTTTAATTTTGGTTTTGATTGTTTCTATGAATTTATTGATAATATTATCAACAATTTTTTTATTATTTTTACCTTCATTCATGATATCAATGATAGTATTTGTTATAGCAGGTTCTGCTTCTCTGCCTATTTTTTCTAAATCATTTTTCAATAAAGCAGTAATAAAACTCATGAATATCTATTTGTAATAGAATGACAAAAAAATTGACATAATTATATTGAAAAAATTCAAATAATATAATTCCTATGACAGAAACGATTGAATCAAGTCAACATAAAATAGTAATCGATTATTCGCAAAAAATAATTATTAAAGTTGAAAATGTAAAAAATAAATCTATATCCAATGTACAACTACATAATATGAATATTCCAGATAGTTCTTCTAAATCATTCTCTGAAATACCATCTGAAATTGAACGCAAAGATACAATAATCAAGAACAATTCAAATTCGAAAACAAAAAAAAAGAAAAAAGAATCGTCTTTTTTAGAAAAATCGAAATTATGGGAAATTTTTGATAGTGACAAAAAAGATTTAGATGATTCGAATGATACGAATAATACAAACGTTGAATCCAAATTGACCTGTATATATTCATCGAATAATGAATTATGTAATCTATGTAATTCTCAATTGATGTTGATGGATGATGGATTTCCAACTTGTACAAACCCGATGTGTGGAGTGATGAATAGAGATATTTTAGATTATTCACCAGAATGGCGATTTTACGGAGCGGATGATAAAAACGCAAATGATCCTACTCGCTGTGGTAATCCTATCAATCCATTGTTAATGGAATCATCTTTTGGTTGTAAAGTATTATGTGGTACAAAATCATCATATGAGATGAAAAAGATTCGTAAATGGACAGAATGGCAATCCATGCCCCATAAAGAAAAATCGTTATATGATGAATTTCAATTCATTACTATTATGGCACAAAATGCGGGCATACCAAAAATTTTCATAGATGATGCTATGGCAATTCATAAGGACATTTCAGAACAAAAAATGTTTCGTGGTATGAATAGGGATGGCATTAAATCCGCATCGATTTATATTTCATGTAGATTGAACGGTTGTCCAAGAACAGCTCATGAAATTGCTGATATATTCAAATTAGACAAAACGAGTGCTACAAATGGTTGTTCTATGGCTGTCAATATATTACATAATATAGAACGAAATATAGAACCATCTAACAAAGCGGATTTATGCTTAACAACACCTAGTTTGTTTATTGATAGATATTGCAGTAAATTGAATTTCAATCAGGAATTAACGATGCTTTCAAAATTCATAGCAAACAAGGTTGAACAGAATAATATAATTACTGATAATATACCACATGCTATTGCGGCAGGTATTGTATATTTTGTAGCACAATTATGTCAAATGAATATTACAAAACAAGATATAAAACAGGTATGTGGTGTAAGTGAAGTAACTGTGAATAAATGTTTCAAAAAATTGGATTTATTACGTGACAAACTTTTACCGAAAGCAATTATAGATAAATATACATAGTTTCTACAAAATATTTAGGAAACTGATGAATGGATATATGTGTATAATATATAGATTATTATTTGTATTTATATATTATATATTTTTTATGGAAAACGAACTTGCTGAAAATATCAAGATGGAAATTACAGAACCGATACCCAAATTGGTTTTTATTGTTCCATATAGAGACCGGGTTCAACATCAGGCATTTTTCAAAAGACATATGAAAACAATATTAGAAGATATGCCTGAATCAGATTATAAAATTTATTATATTCATCAGTGTGATAATAGAGAATTTAACAGAGGTGCTATGAAAAACATTGGTTTTTTAGTAATAAAAGAAAAATATCCCAACGACTACAAAAATATAACATTAGTTTTCAATGATGTAGATGTAATGCCTTTTACCAAAAATTTTTTGAATTATGATACCACTGAAGGTGTAGTAAAACATTTTTATGGTTATACGTTTTGTCTTGGTGGATTGTTCTCAATAAAAGCAGGAGATTTTGAAAAGATTTCGGGTTTTCCAAATTTATGGGCTTGGGGGTACGAAGATAATTTAATTCAAAGACGTGCATCAAAGGCAAATTTGATTATTGACCGAAGTAATTTTTATCCTATCATGGATAAAAATATATGTCATTTAAAAGATGGTTTTGAAAGAACTATCAATAGAAAAGAATTTGATAGGGTAATCAATGAAACAGATGAGGGATTCCAATCGATAAATACATTGAATTATTCTATCAATGAAGAAACCGGATTTGTTGATGTCACTAGTTTTTTTACAGCATTTCAAGAAAATACACAGCAAAATGTTGTTCATGATATAAGAAAAGGCACTCCATTTGTTTTACAAAATAACATTCGAGGAAGACCTAGACCTAAAATGAGTATGGGAATTGGTTTTAAATAATCGTTTTAAGAATACGCATACAAGTTATTGATTATGTTGTTTATATTATTGATAATCATTATTTTGTTCTCGTTTTTTCGAATAGAATATATAATATTATAAAGTGAATTTAACAACAATACTTTATTTTGATAAGGTATTATGTTATTGATAGTGATTTCAGATATAATTGCGTTTATAGATGCTATAATTATTGTTCTCGAATAATTTCGTTTAAGTGAATAAACAACATTGAACAAATTATTTATAATAGTGTATATATTGTTATAGAATGGCGTAGGAATTGGTGTAGGAATTGGTGTAGGAATTGGTGTAGGAATTGGTGTTGGCGTAGGTGTAGGAATTGGTGTTGGCGTAGGAGGTAGAACATTTTTTTGAAATTCACCAATATAATTACCAGGCGGTGAACAATTAAACGTAACATCAACATCAGTAGTAGTAGTGTTTATTGAAATACCCATACCAAACATCAAACTAGATTTCCATACCAAACAAGTAAAATGACCGGTAGCTTGAGAAAATCCAGGATTATTGAAATCATACAAACTGATTTCGTTGTACCAATCATCAACCGCTTTTTTCATCAAATACATAACATCGAGACCATATCCTTTGTAATATGCCAGATTTTCGCTGTAGGATTGATTTCCGCTATGTTGAAATGAACTAGTAGAAACCAAATGATAAGACCATTGTTTTGAAAAATTAGTAATACTATCGTCCCAAGTCAACGGCGGAGATTGATGTTTTGCTCTGTATATATTTATATAATTCGCTATTTCTTGTTTCTGTGATGTAGTTAGAAGAGGTTGTTGGATAGACATTGATATATATTTTGTTAATAATAAAATATGTACTAAATAACATTTATAAAGCATTCATGCTCACAAAATTAATTACAAAACTACAAATCCAAATTAGAAATTCTAAACATCATTTGATATCACATCACGAATTATATTATTACGTAAATGGATAAGAGAATCAGATGAATTCTTATTATCATTAGTAACTTGATTTTCATGTATTCTATATAAAACCAAGACATCGTCCAAATTATAAACAGCCGAATATTTTTTCATAAGTTTCAATTCTAATTCATAATCTTCTAATATATAATCGACGCCATGATTTATATTATAATTCCCAACATTGAGAACAGCACTTTTTCGAAAACAAATAGTAGGATGATTCATAAACCAACGCGGTAGTTTGTTTAAGAAATCATTCCATGACAATCGAGAAACAAGTTCGGTTTTACTCAAAAATGTTTTTTCTTTTGGATTATCAGGATTATTATTCGAGAACATTTGAATATTAGAACCGCAAATTACACAATTTTGATTGTTTTTCATGAATTCAATTTGTGCTTGAATACGTTCAGGAAGCATAATATCATCCGAGTCCATACGAAAAATCAATTCATTAGTACATAATTTTACGCCATAATTCAATGAATAAGAAACACCCATATTGTTCTCGAATTTATGATATTTTATTTTACAAAATCGAGAAGTTTTCATAAAAAAATCCAATTCTTTTTCTAATATTCGAGAACATTCATCATTCGAACCATCATTAATCCATATAATTTCAATCGAAAAATATCCTTCTTGTAATTTAATGGAATCCAAACATTCTCTCAAATATAATTGTGGAGTATTATAGCTCGGCACCAATAGTGAAACTGAAAATCGAGGTTCTCGTAATTGTGGTGGAATGGTGATATCATCAATAGTATCATAATTATCATTCGCAGTTCCCCATGCCTGATAAGCATATACTTTTTTATGTCCAGTATAAGCAAGACCTGTAAAATGGATTGGTAAAAAACAATGACTAGGAAATACGGAAAAATCCTTGTATTTGCCTGTTTTCAAAAATCGGGTAATAGCACCGGGTCCTACAGTGCCCCATGCTCTAACATTTTTATTCATTTCACTATAATCATCAGTTAATATCCATTCAATAATATCTTTACACATAGGATATTTTGGTAAAAAACCCATTGTTCCAGTGGCGACTAACTGAGAACGAACTATTTCGTTTTCGAAAGTAGCAAAAGCATAACAGCCATGAAAATATTCATCAAAAGGTTCAATACATATAGAGTCAGCATCAACAAAATAACCACCGTATTTGTACAAAATTTCCCACCGCATAATATCAGCTTTTCCATTATATTCCGGCATTTCATCAATTTCTTTTTGACATCGGAATATCATGTTCCGTTTTGTTATTTCATCTTCATTCCAAAAAATGTATTCAAAATCCGGATGTTTTTCTTTCCAAGTATTCATCATTTTCAAAGGTGACTTTTTTGGTCCTATCCATAATTGATGTAAAATTTTGGGTATCATTTATCAATATAAATATTCATATTTTTATATTGATTTGTTTCAATTTACGTTCTGTGTAATTTATAAGTTAAACCAATTTCATTATCGGTTTCCCAAATACCAGATATTTTCAAAAAAAAATTGGAATGGTTCTCATTCATATTATCATAATTTTTATATCCGTTGACATTTGAACTCTTTACTTGTGTAAACGAATGTAAATCATTGTATATTTTCATACTACCCAAATACAATTGTTTTGATAATGTATTGGAAATTTTCCGAGCGCATTTATTCATATATTTATAATGCTCCAAAATACGGTATTCGATTTTAGCGAATTCTTGTATAATAGGCAAATTTACATGTGAATAAGAATGGAATTTGATTAAATTTCGATTTCCTACTTTTTCAATAGCGATTTCTTCAATAGGAAATGAAAAATAGATACCGTTCATAGTAAATAATTCATTTGAATACAAAAGTTTGGTGAATTTACCTTCCATAATTATATTTTCTTTCGTATCGCAATGAAAAATATTGTTTAATGAAAAATGTTTTAAATCTAATAATATATTCATGATATTCTATGGATATTGAAATAACAATTTTACTGTTTATTTCGTTTTTGTTTTTATTTATTTTATAGACATCTATTGTTTATTTTGGTGTAGGTACAATATTGCCCGACGCATCCAATAATGGCTTATTTGAAATATTACCTGACAAGTCAGTAGGTATAAGTGGTGCTGGTTGTAATCCTGCTATTTTTGTGTTTGCTCCATAAAAATTACTAGATAAATCAAATATGTTTTTTTGTAATTCAGGTATTATTTTTGTCATTAAAGTATTATTATCTATAGAATTTTTAGAATTTATATTGTTCTGTTTTATCAGATTAGCAGACAAATCTGTAATTTGATTATTCATAGTATTGATTATGCTTTGCTCTTTTTTGTCAAAATTTTCGAAAACTTTCATAAAAAAATGACTAACAATAATGACTAAATAAAATATTAGTAATCCTATCATCAAAAATGTTTTGATATTAAAAAAAAACTTGGGTAATTTCATATTTTTTGTTAATTTTGATAAATTCATTATATAATATATAATATATAGTATATAAAAATGTCTGCTAGATTGAATATGAAAGAATTACCATTAATTTCGTGGAAAGGAAGATCTTTCAATCAAATTACTAGTTCTATAAAAAAAAATGGCATAGTCAATAAAACAAATCTAAATGGCAAGCGTAATTTTTTTCATGCTCTCCCTTTGAAAATATATCGTCGCGAAATAGCATCAACTTTCGATATGAGTCATTGTAATTCTAGAGTTTCAATTAAAATCAATGAATTTGATATGCCAAATGGAACGATAATTAATTCAAACAGTTCTAAACAAAATGGTTTAGTAAATACATTGGATTTCAATATAACTTCAAATACTACTGAACGACCAGGATTATGTAAAGATAATTGTATATTATCACAAGCAGATAATGCTAAGCGTAGATTAAGAAGTAGTGGTATGATAAAACGTAAATACAATGAATCAAAAAACAACGATACTTATTATACATCTACAACCCAATATTTAGTAAGTAGAAATAGAACATTTCAACAGAATCAATATAATTACATTCGTGTAGGAAATTCGAGCGCAACTCCAGGAGATAGTTTATCCGTAGCAAATTTATACTCACCACAAGGAATAACTCATTGTAAAAAATATACTTTTAGTGCTGTTGTTACTTTCCAATATCAATGGGTCGATGCTTTAGATTATACGGTTACTATACCAATCGGTAGTTATTCAGTTGATGATATTAATGGTATTTTTCAACAAACAATGAATTCAAATGGTCACTATTTGATTTATAATTTTACAAGAACAAAAGTATTTTTATTGAATATTGCTTATAATAATTTATCAAATGTAATTGAACTTCAATCAAAAGCCGCAAATATTACCATTTTTTCAACAGTTAATTATACTGTTCCTACATATGACCCAGCAGGTCAATCAAATAATGGTTATATACAATTGCCAGCTAATTTACAGTGGAATTTGAACTCGGTAACAAAAGTACCTGGATTCAAAATATCATCGAATTCTTTTACCAATGCTATCGGATTCACCGCAGGAAATTATCCTACAACTAGAATTGTAGATGTCAATACATCGAATTATTCACAAAACCAAACTAGTTTATCAAGTTTCACACCTGGATTAAAACCAGTATACACGCGTGTCCATTACAAACCCAATAACCCACAATTCGCACAACAAGGAGCAGTTACATCTAGTTCTTTGACAGCGAGAGTCAGATATAATTCTATTACAGATTCTACTGTAGCATACAGAAATGCTTTTGGAAAAGCAGTTGGAAATGCTCTGGCATATGGTGTTCCAGAAGGCGGATACACAATAAAAGACAAAATTGGTTATCCGTTGACAAAAACACCAATTTTTTCGAAGTATAACAATATTGTAAGAGCATGTGTTCCTAGAAAAAACTATAGTGCCTAAATAATTATATATAAATATTTACGTAAAAATATTTAAAAAGTAAAATATTATATTTATTAGTAAAATAATATTTTATATGAACAATTTAATACCCACAATCGGAACAATTTTCTATTTATATGTATCAAACATGCTCAAAAATGCTTTTTTGAAAAATGAAAAAAACATATGTAAATCGAAATCCCTGTATTATTTTTCCGTAATACACAATACTTTGTTGACTACTTTTAGTTTTTATACATTTGTATCTTTATGTCGACTTGTTTTTGAACAAGGTATTTTACGTGGTCATAATGTTTTTATGTCTCAGTCCCATATAAAAAAACTGATATTTTGGTTTTATATATCGAAATACTATGAATATTTTGATACATTTTTATTATATTTGAAAGGGCGTGAACCAATTTTTTTACAAAAATATCATCATGTTGGGGCTGTAATATGTTGGCATTTATGTTATTTTTGCGATGTAGATATGATTATTTACGGTAGTTTGTTGAATTCAGGAGTACATTCTATCATGTATTTTTATTATTTGATGACATTATTCAAAATAAATATAAGAGGAATGCGTATGTACATAACAATACTTCAATTATTACAACTGATAGTAGGTGGGATTGGCGCATTATATTTCTTTTATCCACCCATAGAAACAAAATCGAACTATGGAATAATAATTTTTTTCAATATATATATAGCTGGTCTAGTATATTTTTTTAGTGAATTCATGGTGAAAAATTATTTCAACAAGAAAAAATTAGAATGAAAATTAGAATGAAAAATATATTTTATTTTGTACGAGAATGTCCTTTTGAATTTTTTGTATTCGATTTTTTGGTTCTATTCGATTTGTTCTTGTTTTTTGTAAAAAAATAAACATTACCACTACGTAATTTCATACTATTGATAAAATTCAATGATTTTTTATTGTTGAATTCTATTTTGCTATCATTGTTTCCATGTATTTTCTTCAATAAAGTCATTCCATCCGTATCATCAATTGCCAATTCCTCATTATTTTCAATCCATTCATATTCGTAATCGTAATCTTTTATGCTATTTACACTACCTCCTACCAACGTCTCCTCGTTTTTTTCGGTATCATCATCTTTTACTGGTTCATTATTTACGATGCTTTTCACGCTCTTTGCTGTCTTTTTTTTACTACTTTCAGTAGTTTTTTTTTCAATAGTTTTCGCGGTTTTCACAGTTTTTTCTTTTTTGATAGTTTTCGCGGTTTTCGCGGTTTTTTCTTTTGGTACCAATTTGAACAATACTCTAGGGTTTTGATTTCCAGCACCACCATTTCCCCAAGACATATCACATTTGATATTATTTTCATCATTTGTAATAAGTTCAAAAGCATGGTCGCTGGTTTTTTTCACATCATTCAGAACAATTTTTGGAATCATATCTCTTTCAAAATTTCCGTTACTGAATATACAAAAAAATTTGTTCTCTTGTTTCTTATTGAAAATACTAGATATATCATTCAAGTTTTCTTTTACATATTCAATCGTATTATCGATGAAATCATCAAACGATTTATTTACTATGTTTTTTTTACTGATATTTTTAGTATATTTAGAATCGCGTAATATTTTATGAAATTCAGCGGTAATTCCAGATTTCGGAATTGAAACAGATTTGGCAGTTTTCATCCATTCATTTCTATTAGATGGAATATCTATTTCTAAACTACTACATATATCTTGTAAATAATTACGCGAGTCGGATGAATCTGGCCAAAAAAATTCCAGATAAGATTTGCCGAACAATTTCAATCCAGAGGCACTTTCAGTATTGACAGCGGCAAATTCAGCCAACTGTGATATTTTGTTTTTGGTATTAGACGAGAATTTGAATTCGATTTTTACTATTTTTTGAACATCGTTATGAAATACATGTAATTCAAAATCATGTGATGTAGTTTGACCACCTTTGCGTATGAAATCAATAATACTATAATTCGTATCGTTATCACAAACATCATTGGCGGATTCTAATACAATTGATATCCACTGTTGTTGTAAAGACATCAATTTGTCAGATATTACGTTTTGGAAATCTTCTTGGAAATAGGATGGCTCTGTATAAAACAAATTATACAAAGCCATTTCTCTGATTTCATTGAACCAAATATTCTTGTCTTTTTTAATGATATCTTTATAATCAAAAAATAGTTTGTACACTGCCTCCCAATTTTCTTTTGAAAATTCTCTATCCACATTCCATTTTTCTTGAAAATCGTCTAAATTTTCGATTTCTAATAATGACATAAAATGCTGTAATATAATATAAAATTATATATTATATTTCGATTTATCTACAAAAAATTAATTTCAACATTGTTTTTCATACACCATTGAACACATTTTTGTATGTTTATTTTTATCAAATTATCAATTTTGTCTTGTTTGTGTTTACTAGATATCAATGATATAGTATAATGTATATTTTCAATCTGTTGTTGTCCAAATATGGCATTGAATTCTTCTAATTTATTGACAAATAAAAATGGAATTGGAATATTCAAAAAACGATGAATGAACAATTCAGTAACTGAATTTTGAGTACGGGAATCAGGTAGTAACATTTTCTCAAATGCGCGATACAAAAACGGATAGAAATTTTCACAAGAATTGAACAAAAACCCTTTACATACTACATATTTTTCGGAATTGGCATACCTACTTGTTTGTGGTTTGATTATATATACTTTTTCATAAAAAGATGACAAAATATAGAGCAAATCGATACTATGCTGCATAAAAGTATCGAATATTTTCAAAACAAATACTCCTCCTTTTTTCTGCATAGTTAACGCATAAATTATTTGCCCAAATAATAATTGACTTATATTTATTTCTTGGTTGTTGAAATCCAATGAAAAATCAAAACCTCCATCGGCTGTTACCAAATCCATAGAAGAAGCATATTTTTCTTTACAATATACAAAATTATCTAATGATAATATGTTTCCAGTTTTATCGGCAGCAGTTTCTATAATAACGTTCTTGTTTTGCCTTAAAAAATGCTCTGTTTTTTTCCATGCCGGAATATTTGGGTCATTAGTATTATCTAGAATTGTCATACCAAAATATTTATCATAAGGACAATTACGTAAATTAGTAATCGCCTCAATAAACCCACCCGGCCCTTCCGCCAAATGGAAAGAACATAGTGGTTTTGTATCGAAAGTCAAATTAAATGTATTGATTATTTCAATCATTTTGAAATAAGATCTAGACAATGGTTTATGTTTGGACACACTCTTTTTTTTGAATGGTATAGGACTATGAATATACTCATATGGATTGGTATATTTTTTGAAAATATCCCAATCTTTTTCGCAATTATTCAAACTTTCTTTCATTTGATATAAATAATATGAAAGGGAATTTGATATAATTGGCATTGGTAGTAATTCATTATCAATACAATCAATATTTTTATAAATCAAACAAGATGTTCTTGGTAATAAATAATAGGTCATTATATATGTAAAAAAATTAGATATATAACTATCTGTTTTATTTTTATATTGTTTTATTTATGTTGAATCTATGTTTGTTTCCGAGATAGGCACAAATTTTTTCAAAGGAATTTTCTGTTTTCTTATTTTGACCGGCTTAGCATTCATCGGAATTATGATAGATTCGACTATTTTTTCTGCGTTCGATTCTTTTTCTGTTATATTTTCTTCACCCTCTTTTTCAAGTAGCTCTTTTTGTTTGAAAATGACCTCGGCCATTTTTTTTACATCGATATTTCTTACTTTTTTGAAAACAAAATAACGGTTCATAAAAGATATCTGTTTTTCTTCTGGTGTCATATAAATTGCTGTTCCGTAATCTGCTTTACGACGAGGATTTTGTTTTATTTCCATCTCCATAGATGAAAACAATTCTGAAAATAATCCACTCGAATTTGGCATATTCATATGATTGGCATCCTCTTTTGATATCAAAATAAAACCATAATCTTCCATAATTCGAATGAAATAATCGAAATTGACCAAATATTCACGGAATGTCTGATTGATACTTTCTTGATATACATTGATAGAATAACCTAGACTCATTTCATCATCTGGAAAACCAGTTTGATCATACATTTTTGTAATTTCGTATATTTTCTTATCGTCTTTCATAATAGACATACTTTCACCATTTATCTTTGATTTCAATCGATTGAAAACTGTCTTGCCATCGTAACAAGTGCCAATGAAATATCCCTGTACCTTTGTACACTCTGATATATTTCTCAGAAATTCATGTAATTTCGTTTCATTTTCAAAGAAATAATGCATAGCAAATTGACAAGAACTAATTTGAAACCCGTTTTCACCTATACCATATTGATTATATACACCTCTACCCAATAAAGATTCGTCTTTTGGACCATTTCCAAAAACGGCTTTTGTGATTTGTTTATCTTTTTCTGTATTGAATGCTTGTCCATTTCTGATATTCAGACCACTATCACCTGTAACAAAGAGTGCTTTTGGCATATATTTGTTTGTTTTACGTTCTCGTAAGAATCTGGAACAAGCGCCATCGATTTGATTATGAATATTATCTTTTGAAATATCAATACCAAATACAAAACTTAGTTTTGAACGAATCCATTTCGATAGATCACCTGCTTTTCCTACAGCATAGTCTATTAATGTATCACCTCTTGTGGCAACACCAGTAATGAGATTTTTCTTTACAAATAAATTATGAAAATCACGTAATGAGCGCGTGCTTGTTTCATTGGATGTACGTTTGTAATAAACGTCTTCAGTCGTTACAAATTCTGGTATCCCTTCACCGGTTGTTATCATTTCATCGGTAATAGCATTATGAATCGAATGCCAATTATTATTAGCTACATGATAAGCATTACCGTAATTCTTCAACCCAGCACGGAGTTCAGCTGTTTTATCATAACGAACTCGTAATGGAACCCATTTCCATCCATCTTTGTTTGTTTCTACGTATTTAAATTCAACGATAGTATCTTCTTCGAAATATTCGCCTTCTTCTGTCATCATTAATATATTCGAACCGTCTTCTTTCAAAACAACATTACAAAAACATGCGTCTGGGTCATACGGGTCAGTAGGTTGAAATGGAACCGGTTTGTATGTTTCTTCATTATCAATATCATCGGGTGATGGCAAGTCATCGTTCAAAATATACTGACATGGATTGATAAATCCGTGTTTTCTTTCATCAAAGCCACAACGTAATATCAACGTTTTATATTGTATCAAATTCTGTACTCCTTCCATACTTTTACCATCTTGAAAAATATGATGTATTTCATCCTTTCCAGTTTTGTCTTTTTTGATGGTTACTAAGAAATCGATAGTATTGAATTCAGCGGGTTTCCATTTGAATGAATAATCCCATGTAGATTTGTATAGAGGTCCCGCCATTCCACCAATTTTCATTCCACCAACCGCTAAATTAGATGGAGTAAAAATCAAACCATCGGTAGTGTACTCAAACGTATCGTCTTTTAATTTACTAAGAATTTTAGCACATCCATCGAAAATGGAATTATTTTCATTTGCTACTTCGAAAGATTTACATTGAATACGGAAATTCACAGGTATATTTGCTTTGTTATTGGATACTTCTCCTTTTGTCTCTAGAATCGAAATTGGTTTTACTAATTCAATCAATTCATTCAATAAAGGTAATCGAAATTTGGTTTCAATTTCAGTGTTATTTGTAGGAATAAATACGAGATCCCGAACTGATTTTTTATTGATATAATAAACATCGAATGCCGCATATAAATTGATGAAATTACCATTTTTATCATATTTAATATGTTCTCCATCCAACAAACTTTCATAAATAGTTTTTTCATTGGTTTTCGCTCCCACAAATATAACGTTCATATTCGTATCAATCAAATATATTTTACCTTGTTCTGAAATATACAACAATTTCCTTTCTCCATCGGCCTTTTCAGTAACAGTATAATTATTTCGAATATTAGGTAATCCTACAACGTCATTTTCTGGCTGTATATTTTCCATTTGAAGTGTAAATGAACTAGGGCCAACAAAATCTTTTGGAAGAATACGAGAAACCGGTTTATAATCATCTCCATGAATCAATTTCATATATGATTGTAAAATTACGTTACGCTCAACATATGAAATAGGGTATTTTGAACCTTGTAATCCACTGAGTACTGTGCGAATCGATTTTTTTATACAATCTAATAATTTTACGGGGGTATCAAAATTCGAACTAGTACCAACTTTCGAATTATCCACTTCTAATTCGATTTCATACATTTCAGCGTTTCCAAATACTCCCGCTTCTTGAATCGTATATTGCGGTATAGGTATTTTGTTTGTTTTCTTAGAATTTTTCACAATACTCAAATCGGCAAAAATCGGCATATCTGAGTGATAAAACCGAACACGATTCATACAACGAAATGTTTTTTTAGAATCCATCCATTTTGATATAATATTACGCGCAATATTGGATTGAATATTGAAATCTTCTTCGGTTTGATAAGAAACGCGAAAATTAAAATCATCCATATCCAATTTTTTTATAGGGGTCATAAGTTCTCCATTCTTTTTCATGGCAGTTGATTTTTTTGTGAATTTCAATTTATTGAATACAGTGGATGGCATATCAATGACTTTTTGAAGACTATTGGTTCTACAATATTCTTGTATCAAATCTGAACCTGTAATTTCAGCACGAATATTCGACATTTTTGTAATACCAGTTCTAGTATCCGTATATTCACTATAAATACGTAAAATTTGTGTTCCATTGATATTTTCTGGTTTGAAACCACACGCATATAGTTGTTTTACCACATTATCATAATCGATTTTAGATATTGGCCGTGATAATTTTGGATTAGTACCAAAACGTATTTCTAATTCATTTACTTTTCGGTCGATTACTAAGTGCGGCTTACTTTCTAAATAATATTTTACAATATTTTCGAATTCTTCTTTCTTTCGTTTAGAATCTGGTTCTGTAGAATTATTCGGCGTTACTTTAGTATTTTCCATAATATATTATCTTATATAGTAAAATCATATATTATTTTGTTTTTAATTCAATTTTCTAATGCCATTTACATATTTCGCAAATTTGCTCATATAATTCAT